CACGTAAAGTTATTTGAGGACTTCTTAAACTAAAATAGTTACTCTAATAGGGGTAATTGGAAAGGAAGTGCTGACTCTAATCCAATGTCTTTCTGGAGTTATGTTTATCATATTGTAATATCTGACCCTATTAATGGAATTAAAGATGAAGATCCTAAAAAAGCTGAAAATATTCTTTTTATAATAAACAAAGAACTTGAGCGTCAGGGTAAAATCAAGAAAATGAATTTTAAAAATCTAGAAGCTAACGATATTTTAAATAATATTAAATATTACGAAAAAACAGATAAGATTGTTGGTAAATTACCAACTTGGATGTTTAACAAAAAACCGAATGCAACTAAAAATAGTATTCATTTTTCTAAATTTTACGATAGTCTAAAAAACAGATATCCAGACCTACAACTTACTCTTAAAAAAATCAATTAAGTAAATAATGAAACAGGTAAAATTGTTTGCATCTACGCCTCATGAAGGTTTACCTGAAGTTGTTGAAAATATTACACCAGCTTCGATTGGAGGTATGGGTCAAGTTCAACTACCTACCGAAACAGAAGTTGGATCTGGTGATGTCCCAGCAGGTCGAGGAGATGCTAAAAAAAGATATAAAAAGAAAATGAAATTTAAGCACAAAATCGCAACATACGAAGAATTTCTTTCTAAAGAAAATTCTCAAATCAATGAAGGCAAATTCAAAGCTGGTCAAGTTTGGATGTGGAAGCACGTCGATGGAGACAAAGAAGTTGAAATTACTAACGTCAAATCTAATGGAGATGTTGTAGGTAAGGTTAAAGGAACTTCAGACGAATTTATTGTTAGAGACGCTAATAAATGGCTTAAAAAACAAGTCGTTGAGGCTAGAGATCTTAATGATCCAATTCTTATGAAACTTAGAGCAGCTCAAATGAAAAGAGATGCTAAAAAGAATGAACCAGCTAAAAAGGAAATGTCACCAGCTAAATCTAAGAAATTGGCTAAGTTAGAAGCTGAAAGAGCTGAGATCATGCGAGACATGGAGCAAGAAGCTGAACCAGAAGGCGGTCCAATCGCAGATCGTTATGGTAAAATGCTAAACAAGATCGATAAAGAGATCGCTAAATTAGGAGGTCACGGTGAATGGGGTGCTGAAACTGACGTGTATATGTCTAAGGCTGAAATCGAAAGAAGAGCCAGATCTATTAGAGAATCAGAAGAGATTGATGAAAAAACAATCTATACTGGTCGAACTGAAGTAGATATTATGGATGAAGTTGGAGGTGATATTCATAGCATATACGGTAAATTAAATGATTTAGCAGAAGAGACAACTGATGCTAAATGGAGAAAAGCCATTGAAGGTATTATTAAAAATCTTGAAGGAGTTGAAAACAAAATTGGTCAAACTGCTAACAAGTTGGGTGTTGTTCCAACATATGAATCAGAAGAAGTTAATGAAGCTCGTTCAATCAATAAGATTCAAAAAGAATACTCAGCTGTAGTATCTGAAATGTCTGAAGTTGTTTTAAACTGGAAAGTCGCTAAAGAATCAGGTGATACTAAAGCTGAAGCTAACTTTTTAGCAAGATTAAAAGAACTTACTGCACAGAAAAAATCTTTAGAGAAAGAATTAAATCAAGCTGTAATGGGTAAAGATAGAAACGCTGAATTAGCGGGAGCTTTAGAATCTTTAATGTTAGAAGGTTCTATGTCAGAAATTGATATTATTGCTCAAGAAGCTAAGAATTTAAAGGACTTTATTAAAGAAGTATTAAAATATCTTAAGGCTGAAGACTCAAAGGAATTAAGAGATTGGTTAACGTCATTATACGCACCTTATCAAAGTTAATTTCATTTGAAACATTTTTAAAAAGCTCGATATAATTATCGAGCTTTTTTATTTTACAAGGCTTCTAACTTATAATGATGCAACCATTCCTATTTAAACCCGATAATTACGAATCATGGTCAAGTAAGGCGATTGAAAAAATCGAATTAACCATTGAAAGTTGTCAAACGCGTTGTCAACTTGAAACTGCTGCCAAGATGGTAGATAACTTCGTATTAATTATGGTTTTGAATGAAACTTATTCACAGGAAATAGTACAAGATATATCGCGTCAACTATATTTATGCTTAAAATTAAAAGAAAGTAGATTACATGGATAAAAATAAAGGTAAAATCGGCTTTACCGCTGGTAATTTTGATCTTTTGCACCCTGGTTACATTTATACATTTGAAACCGCTAAACAACACTGTGATTATTTTATGGTGTTTTTGCAAATGGATCCCTCAGAAACTCGATTTACAAAATATAAACCAGTTATTCCATTGTATGAACGATACAAGACTTTAATGGCTATTAAATATGTAGATGAGGTAGTATGTTATCAAACTGAAGAAGACCTAATTAAATTAATCGAGTTCTATAAGCCAGATATTCGTATTTTAGGAGATGATTACATTGGTAAGCGCTTTACTGGTGATAATCTTCCACCTGAAGTTATTTACACAACACGTTCACATGACTGGTCAACTACTAAGTTGAAAGATTTGATTACTATTCAAACTGTAAAGCAAAATCCAGAAATTGTAGACCGTGCAAAGAATGAAAATTCAACTTCGTCAGCACAAAGATTAATGTTAGCAATTAGAGATCAAATTGCTCAACATGCTGAAGGAAATCTTACAGAAGATCAATATAAAAATGCAATTAAAGAATTATTAGAACAAGCATGAGAATAGTAGTAACAGGTGGTATGGGTTTTATTGGCTCATCATTCGTAAATTTGTTGGGCCGTAAATTGCCAACTGCACAGGTAGTTGTAGTTGATAAGATGACTTATGCAGCAAACCCAAATAATCTCAAAACACAAGTAACTCTAATCAAAGAAGATATTTGCGATGTAACCGTAGAAGATCTCGGTGATTATGATTATTTGGTCCATTTTGCAGCGGAAAGTCATGTTGATAATTCTATTAAAGATGGCCGACCATTTATTCGCACTAATGTTGAAGGAACCTTTAACCTTATTGAATGTGCTCGTCAAAACAAAAATCTAAAAAAGTTTATTCATATTTCAACCGATGAAGTTTATGGAGATATGAATGATATAGATACTTTAGCAGAAGCTCATGAGAAATATCCATTACACGGATCTTCTTATTATTCTGCAAGTAAAGCAGCTTCTGATCTTTTAGTTGAAGCAGCAGGCCGTACATTCGGACTTCCATATTTAATTACACGAACTTGTAATAATTATGGAGCTCATCAAAACGCAGAGAAATTTATTCCAAAAATCATCCAATCAATTAAAGAAGATAAGACTATTCCAGTTTACGGAGATGGTCGCCAAGTTCGAGAGTGGATCGATGTTGAAGACAATGTTCAACTGATTTATGAACTAATGTTATCTGATCAATTAAATGAAGTTTACAACATTGGCTCAGGAGAACGTTACGAAAACATTGAAATCGTGAACATGATCGGTGAAATGTTGGGTAAAACACCAAGGTTTGAATATGTTACAGATCGTTTAGGTCATGATCGAAGATATGCACTAAACTCAACTAAAGTCAGAGAAATCTTCTCAGACTGGGAAATCCTATCCTTTCAAGAATTCTTATTAGAACAAGTTAACGAATTAAAAGAAAAAGTATGAAAGCACATTTAGTAGATATGTTACGTAAATCAGCAGAAGCTGACAAATCAAAGGCATTATTAACACTTGAATTATTGTCAAATCACGCAGCAGGTATTGGAGATCACTCAACGGGTGACTTTTACAAAAACGCAGAAGAAGCTCTTACAATGTTAGTGGATGCTGATGACAAGCTTGAAGCATTAGACAAATATTTTCAAACTCAAGTATAATTGAAAATATTTAGAAAATAATTAACCCGGGATTTTTTAGTCTCGGGTTTTTTGTTTATATTAGCTGTATAATTAAAAGATAAGCAATATGACAAAACAAGAGTTCATCGACAAACACGGAGAGTTTCAACCAGTTGAATTATTTGGCACTTATGACGTTATTCGCCGTATCTCTAGCAACTTAAGTGATCTACACATTGAAAAAGAGTTCTTTACTTCAGAAGAAATGGATAACAAGCTGAATGCGATAAAGCAATATATGTGGGACTATGCAGCTGTGATGCTTGAAGAAGAGCGTCAAAAGCGATATGAAGAGCAAGAGATGAAAGAATTTAATGCACATTTAGGTAGAATTTAAGATGAGTAATAGGCAATTCACATGGTGGCGTAGGTTTCATACTTCTCGAAAACTACTAAAAGATCTCTATTGGAAAGGATATTCTCGCCTTCTTCAACGAATTGAATTTGGAGAGTTTGAATATGATCAATTGTCAGAACAAACTCATTTAGAGGAGCTCCTATATCAGATAGAATGTCAACAAATTAAAAATGAATTTAGCTACACTCGAGATCCAGAAATTATTCAAGAAAAAATTAGAGATCGACGAAAATTAAAAAATAAGCGAGTTGGTATAATGATGGAAAAACATCTTAAGCGTGAAGCCGAATTGCTTAGTCAACTTAGATTAGAACTTGCCGAGGAATTTAGTCTTGATGTTGACTATATACGAGAATACATGGAAACCTTTGATGGTACCACTAGGCAGCTTTTTTATGTGCTTAGATCCATTTCACAAGGTAGAACAATACCTACATTCGAACAAATAGATTTATTCCCTCGTTCACATTCAGAGCAGCCTAGGCACATATTAAAGGATCGAGATCCAATAATTAAACGAGCATGGAATAACTTAGTTAAAGAACGTAAAATATGGAATGCATATGGAAACTAGACCTATTATAGTTTATTGGTTACCTTACGAAGATGATCGAGAAATGGTAAGGCTTTTTAGTAGACATCAAGACTTTGTATGTTGTGTGATGGCAAAGGATAATCAAGAAGCTATTCAAAAAACAATACAAATTGCACAGAGCACAGGCGTCCCATATGTTAAAATCATGGGAGTTGCGATCGGTCGAGAAGAGTGGGTTAATGAAGAAAGTCCATTAAAAGATAGTTCTCCAAAAGCAACAAATGCCAGAAACAAAACGCATATATAAGGTATAATTAATCAAACATATTTTACATGGATAATAAATCAATCTCACTAGAAGCTCACGAACTTATCAATAATCGATCTGAAGAAAAAGATCGTATGTATGGACCTTTCTCTGAAGGTATGGATCGAGCTGCTCTCATTTTTAAAGGTATGACAGGTCTAGATGTAACTGGCCGCGAAATGTATATGGCTCTTATTGCTCTTAAATTTTCACGTGAAAGTTATAACCATAAGCGTGACAATTTACTCGATGCAATCGGCTATATTCAAGGTCTTGATAACTATGTAAATGAAAAACAAAATAATGGATGATTTAACTCGAGGTACTGCTGTTAGCCATCTAAAGTTAGGAAATGGCAAAATAACCGAATTTTATGAATTCTATAACACTATATTTGTCGATGTGTTATTTGAAAAAAGTACAGAACCGATTTATATTAAAATAGAAGATTTAAAAATAGAAAATAAGAAATGAAAATCGCATTAGTCTTAGCAAAAGGAGTAGAGGGTTGTGGTCTAACAAGACACACTATTGAATTCTACAATTGGTTAATTAAAGAAGGTCATGAAGCAACCATCTATTCAGCTACTGAAAAGGTTTGGCCACGTCAAAAAACAACAGACATTGTTACAACGTATTTTAAAAGAGCAGACATTCCAAAAATTGCAAAGGAATTAAACTCACACGATGTAGTTTATTACACCTCATTTCCACACAAATCAGTGGGCGATGAGTTCAATGAAGATTTCATTGAGCATTGTGTATATGGTTTAACAAATCCAATTAAAGTTGGAAACTGTTTAGATCACAATACTCAAAACCTTGCAAAGAATCACAAGTATTGGGAGATCATGACACAGATGGACGCTATGTTCAACTACTCTTTGACTTCTAATTTTGCAAACAAACTTAGAGAAGAGGCACCAGATACTCCTCTTATCGAAATGAACCTAAATCCATATGATTATGATGCATGGCTCCCAACTTGGAAACCAGCTGAAGAACAAATGCGACGAGTTACTTACTTTGGTCGATTTGCTGGATTTAAGGATCCATTCCGTATGTTTGATATTATGAACCTTTTGAAAGGTAATGATTTTGTAACAGAAGCTCGTGGCGTTGAACGTTCTATTGGTGCTCTTCCAATGTTCTTAAATGACGACCGTTCTCCTCGCCAAGATGTGTTTGAAGTTAATGAAAAAAAGAATCCTATAATTTATCCACAGGTTGATGATAAAGTATACATTTATGGTCCTTATAATTTAGCTGAAGGAATGGGAGAGCTTTCAAACTCAATGTTTGGTGCAGAGTTCTTTAATCTTCCAGCTCGTCTTTATGGTTCGATGATTGAATATGCAATGTGTGAAGTTATTGCAGCGGGTACAATTCCATTATTCGATAAACATTGGGGAGAGAACGTAATCCACCGAACAGAAAAGGTTCCTTTTATTGAATTAGAAGATTTTGCAATCTTTGTTGATAAGAATAATGTAGAAGCTTCAATTCCTCAAATCTTAGAATTGGCTAATGACCATAAACGCAGAGATGCCTTTAGAAAGAACTCTCTTCGGTTAGCTAAACTACATAACGCACCAGAAGTAGTTAACACAGATCTTTTCGAAGCTATCTCTAATGTAACAAAAAGAGCTAATAAACCAGGTCCAGTTCAAGAACTAAAAACAAACTCACTTTTCTAAGTATAAATTACATGGCAAATATAGATAACGAATGCAAAGATCTTGAAGTAAAAGATTTTTACGACCAGTCAACTACACACTTGGCTGATATTATGGAAAACCAAAAGAAAATGCAAGAGCAGACTTATGGTTTCAAATTTGAAGATATGACAATTAGAGAAGTTATGAACTTCTGGCATGTTAATACACACGCAGTCGTTGATGAAATTCATGAAATGACGGATGCACTTGGCGGTATTAAAGATGGATCTGGCAATGCAGTATGGAAATACTGGAAGAAAGATTTCTCAAAGTATGAAACTATGAAAGTTTCAGATCTATCAGATGGCGACAAGAAAGAATTGTATATGGAATGGGTAGACATTCTACACTTCTTTATAAACTACGCGGCCTCAATCGGATTAGATGCAAAAACAGCATACAACTATTATTTCGCAAAAGCAGAAGAAAACGTTAACCGCCAGAAAAATAACTATTAATGATTTTAGATATTGAGCAAAGAGACAAAGACGTCATCATTTCCTACTATGATGTCGAAGGCAAAGTAGCATTTAAACAATATCCAATTTCACAGTTTCAAAACTGGTATATCTGTGACGAAAAAGAACGAGGAGTAAGTACTGAATTTAAAAATTGGGATGGTCGACCTGTTAAATTAGGTCCAGCTCGCCAGTTCAATAAGTTCTCAATGGTCTATTTTATTGATGGATTACCAGAAAGAGATAAAGAAGAACTACTGGCATATAATATGCCTAAGACATATTTTGTCGATATTGAAACTGAAATCGTTGATGGTTTTCCAAAGGCTGAAGAAGCTAAATCAAGAATTCTTTCTTTCTCTATCATTACACCTGAGCGTAAAGCGATTGTTTTAGGTCTTGAAGATATGGATCCTAAGAGTATTCAAAAGATTGAAGATGATACTAATGAATATTTCAAAGATTTTGATCAAGATTGGGAATTTAAATACCATAAGTTCAACACTGAATATGATATGGTATACACGTTCTTAATGAAGTTCTTACCTAAATTTCCAATGATGACAGGATGGAACTTTATCAACTATGACTGGCAATATATTGTTAATCGCTGTAAAAGACTTCAAATTGATATTAATGAAGTTGGTATGACTCAAAGTGTTGATAGAACTGATTCACGCCCACTTCACATTGGAATTCTGGACTACATGCAATTGTATGATAAATATGATCGCTCAGTTAAAGTAAAGGAATCTAATTCACTCGATTATGTTTCGAGTCAAGTATTAAATACAAATAAAATTAAGTTCACAGGTTCACTCCAAGATCTTTATAGAGATAACTTTACTAAATACATATACTATAACGTAGTTGACTCCGTGTTAGTCTATTATATAGATCAGAAACTTAAATCAATGGAAGTTCTTTTAACCTTGGCGAATATTACTAAGATGCCACTGTATAAAGCAAGTTCTCCAGTAGCAATCACAGAAGCTCTTATGGCTCGTAAATTAGCTGAACAAGGAATGCGAATTGGAACAGAACAACGAGAAGATGGTCAAAAGGATGGTCAATACGTTGGAGCTTTCGTTAAAGAACCTATTGTAGGTTACTATGAAGGAATTAGTGCATTTGACTTTGCTTCACTATATCCTTCTATTATGAGACAGTTTAACATCTCACCGGATGCATATGTTGAACAAGTTTATAAGAGTCAGATTAAAGAACGAAGAGAAGATAAAGAAGTTATTGTTTGCGATAACGGTGTAGTGTATAAAAAAGAAGATAGTATTCTTAAAAAGATATTAACAGATTTATACGACCAACGGAAACAATATAAGAAAATGTCGTATGATTATTTCACAAAAGCAGACCAACTTAAGAAAAGAATAACATAATAACTTTAACCCATATGGGCTCTGAATATTGACTCGTAGATATATAACCTACATTCAATACAAGTAAGAGGCCTTTCTGATGAAAGGCCTTTTATAGTCTAAAAGGAATATAAAAAAATACAAAAAAATGGAAAATACACATTCTAATTTATTTAAAGAAAGAATTGAATACAAGCCATTTGAATATCCGGTTTACTACACAGAGGGTTGGTTAAAACAAATGCAAGCATTTTGGTTACACACTGAAATTTCAATGCAAGGAGATGTCAAAGACTGGAATGAAAAATTAACAGATGCAGAAAAGAATTTAGTAGGTAACATTTTATTGGGGTTTGCACAAACTGAATGCGCAGTTTCAGATTACTGGACAGGTATGGTTACGCATTGGTTTCCTAAGCATGAAATCAAACAAATGGCAATGGCATTTGGATCACAAGAAACAATCCACGCAACTGCATATTCATATTTAAACGAAACATTAGGTCTTGAAGATTTCTCAGCATTCTTACATGAACCAGCAATTTCAGAGAAGTTTGAATTGTTAACTTCAACTGAAGCAGATTGGACTCATGAGGACCTACAAAAATCAGCAACTGCCAGAAAGCAAGTTGCTAGATCACTAGCAATCTTCTCAGCGTTTGCTGAAGGAGTTTCATTGTATTCATCGTTTGCAGTTCTTTACTCGTTTCAAATGAGAAACTTGTTAAAAGGAATTGGTCAACAGATGAAGTGGTCAGTTCGTGACGAATCACTACACTCTAAGATGGGCTGTCAATTATTTAAGCACATGTCCACAGAATATCCTGAATTGAAAGAGGACGTAAAAGATGATGTGATTCGTGCAGCTGAGCTCATGGTTGACATGGAACATAATTTCATTGATAAGATGTTTGAAATGGGAGATCTTGATAATCTAAAGGCTAGTGATCTAAAACAGTTTATTCTTAAAAGAGCAAACGAAAAAATTGCAGAATTAGGTTACACTGATGGACCATTTATGAAATATGATGAAGCTGCTGCTTCTGAATTAGATTGGTTTTATCACTTAACGGGTGGAACAACACATACAGATTTCTTTGCAACCAGACCTACAGATTATTCTAAGGCAGGCGAAGATGAAAACTGGGATGAAGACGAATTATTTTAATAAATTTATATGGGAAAGAAAGTAGAAAGCATTAATCATGGTGAAACCCTAGGATGGGAAATCGGAGTAGATTTTCCAACATGGGGCAACACTGAGATTTATGTAAAGACAATTAGCAATGGCTATCTTATGCAGGGTGAAACACCAAAGGATGCATATTGGAGAGTGGCAACAACGGTGGCAAAGCGTTTACAAAAACCAGAAATGGCAAGTAAATTCTTTGATTATATTTGGAAGGGATGGTTGAATTTAGCTTCTCCAGTTCTTTCAAATACAGGAACTGAAAGAGGCCTTCCAATTTCCTGTTTCGGTATTGACGTAGCTGATTCAATTCATGATATTGGTGCAAAGAATTTAGAGATGATGTTGCTAGCAAAACACGGAGGCGGAGTTGGTATTGGTATTAACCAAATCAGACCAGCCGGTGCAAAGATTAGAGGCAACGGAACAAGCGATGGTATTGTTCCATTTTGTAAGATTTATGATTCAACTATTTTAGCAACTAACCAAGGAAGCGTAAGACGAGGAGCAGCTTCAGTTAATATTGATATTGAACATGCAGATTTCTGGGAATGGTTAGAAATTCGCGAACCAAAGGGAGATGTAAACCGTCAATCATTGAACCTACACCAATGTGTTGTAATTTCAGATGGTTTTATGCAAAAGGTAAAAGCTGGCGACAAAGAAGCTCGTAAAAGATGGACTGCAGTTATTCGCAAGCGTAGAGCGACTGGTGAGCCATACATTATGTTTAAAGGCAATGTAAATCGTTCAAATCCAGATGCATATAAACAGAATGGATTAAAGGTTTATATGACAAACATTTGTTCTGAGATTACGCTACACACTGATGAAAATCACTCATTCGTTTGTTGTTTATCTTCAGTGAACCTTGCAAAGTATGATGAGTGGAAGGATACAGATCTTATTTATACAGCGACATGGTTTCTTGATGGTGTTCTTGAAGAATTCATTCAAAAGGCAAAATTTATGCGTGGATTTGAAAACTCAGTTCGTTCTGCAGAAAAAGGTAGAGCACTTGGACTTGGAGTTCTTGGATGGCACACATACCTACAAGAACGTAATATTCCGTTTGAAGGTTTAACAGCTCAATTTGAAACTCGTAAGATTTTCTCAATGATTAAAACTGAAAGTGAAAAAGCAAGTAGAGATATGGCAACTGACATGGGTGAACCTCTATGGTGTGTTGGAACAGGGATGCGCAACACACACTTAAGAGCAATCGCACCAACGGTTTCTAATTCTAAATTAAGCGGTAATGTTTCAGCGGGTATTGAACCATGGGCTGCCAATGTTTTCACAGAACAAACTGCAAAAGGAACGTTCATTCGTAAGAATCCAACTCTTGAAGCAGCTTTAGAAGAAATCGGTAAAAACACAAAGGAAACATGGGACCAGATTTTAGTTGATGGTGGTAGTGTTTTTGGTCTTTCATGGATCGATGACTACTATGTACATGTTTCATCTAAAACTGCTCCATTACATAAAAATAAAATGGAAAGATTATCAGAACTTCAAAGAGATAATTATATTCCATTTAAATCAATATTCAAGACGTTTAAAGAAATCAATCAATTAGAATTGGTAAAACAAGCAGGCGTTAGACAACAATACGTTGATCAGGCAGTTTCTTTAAATCTTGCGTTTCCAAAAGAAGCAGAACCAAAATTCATCAATCAAGTTCACTTAGAAGCATATGATCAGGGTATTAAAACTCTTTATTATATGAGAACTGAAAGCGTACTTAGAGGAGATATTGCAGCAGCTGCGATCGATCCTGACTGTCTTTCTTGTGATGGATAGATAATTAAAGGTGTGGCTGTGATGGCCACTCTTAGGACCGTTATAGTTAACGGAACGAGGCCAGGAGTTCGCTACTTCCTGGCCTCACTTTTTTTAAAGAAATAAATATAAATAAAAATAGGTTTATGTTTTCAGTAGTTATTCCAACCTTATGGAAAAGCAAATACACAGTTAACTTAATTCAAAGTTATTTAGATTGTGATCTTGTATCTGAAGTTATATTAATAGATAACGCAAAGAATGATGCACCATCGTTTGATTTTAATCATAAATCTAAATTAGTCCATATAAAACAAGAAAATAACATATATGTTAATAGGGCATGGAATCTGGGTGTCACATTAGCAAAATACGAAAATGTTATAATATCAAATGATGATATAGAATTTGACATAAATTCAAATCTTCATTTCATAAATCAATTAGAGGGTTATGGGGCAATAGGTTGCAATACATATTGCTTCAACAATGATATATTTGGAATAGGAGTTAGAGAACTTGAAGATTTTTTACTTGAAAATAAACATTATATCACTAAAGGATGGGGATGTTTACTTTTTATTAAGAAGAGCAAATGGGTATCAATTCCAGAAGATCTTTTAATTTGGTTTGGTGATGATTGGATTAATAAAACAATTGAACCTATTCAATCTATTTATATTAAAGGTGGAATTAATACTGAAATGTCAACTTCGTCAGGTCAAATCGAAATGAATCGAATCGTAGATAGTGATGTCAATACATGGACCATCAAATATAATAAATAAGATATATAGATTATAAATACATAACTCTATAATGGAACAGAAACACGTATATGATTTTGTAGGTTGGCAAGCTGACCAATTAGGAATGACAAGAGAGCAATACATGGCTCATTATCAAGCTAATCAAATCGGATTAGGCATTGATGAATCTTTAGAAACTGAAGAATCTGAAGAGTAATACTTTTTTGAAACTTTATGCGGTTTATGGTTATAATACCTAAACGTATATTAAATTCAAAAACAGTATGAAAATTAAGATTAACAAAGTCGATCAAAACAGCTTTATTAGCTTTGTGAATAGATTGAAAGTCATTGACTCTTTCATCTATTTCAAAATCAAAGATGGAGTTGTACAAGCTTCAGCTTATTTGCCTCAACGAGATGCAGTTAAGCACCACCGTATTCCTTTGGCTCAAATGTTCCAAATCGAAGAAGGTCAAATCACAACAGAAAAAGAATTGAAGATTGCTTTCTTCGATGCACAGAAGTTAACTGATGCATTTAAGCAGTTTGAATATGATTCAATCTCTGGTGAATTTGAATTCATCGAAAACGAAGATGATTGTGTTGCAACTACTTTCCGCATCTATAACGATGAACTCGAGATCAACCTTGCATGCTCTGAACCTTCTTTGGGTTACAAAGATTTGACAGACGCACAGATTCAAGCTATCTTTAATGTTGACTCTGCAGCATACAAGTTTGACATTGATTACACTACACTAAATAAAGTACGTTCATTATTCGGTTTGGATAAAGAAGAAACATTCTCAATCGAAGCAAATGGCAAAGGAGTTAAACTGACCGGTAACACATATAATATGCTTGTTACACCAGATTATGATGGTACTTCAGGAGGTAAAGTTACATTGTTTAAAAAGTATTTGAATCTTTTGGATAAAGAAGATTACACAGCAAACGTTTTAGATAACCGCGTTGTTCTTCGTTCAAATGACTCAGAAACACTTTTAACAATCGCAACCTGCGCATCAGCGTAATAACCTATGGTATTGGAGAATATAGAAAAGCTTATTAGTAAGCCTGAAAACGAGCTTACAAAACAAGAGATCAAAGAATTAGTCGAGTACTATGAAATGATGTCAACTAAATATACAGCATATGAACAAGCTGTTAAAGTTACGTTGAACTCTATCTATGGTGCATTCGGTAATAAGTGGTTTCACTTCTTCAATATCGATATTGCGGAGTCAATTACCCTGCAAGGCCAAAGTGCTATTCTTTATTCTGAAAAAATTCTTAACAAATACTTTCAAGAATTTTGGCATAAAGATACAGAAGTACACCAGAAATTTAATATAAAAGTTAAGAATCATCTTAATAAGCCATCCGTGGTTTACATTGACACAGATTCTTGTTACGTTCAATTTGAAGAGATGTACGAGTCCATTGAATGGCTAGAAGAAAGCATGACAATCGACAAGTTTATCATGGAGTTGTACAACTTCAGATTGAATGATTATATTGTAAAGTGTATGCAAAGATATGCAGAAGCAACAAACACGGATAACTTCTTAATGTTCGAACTTGAAACTATTGCATATTCTGGAATTTGGCTCGCTAAGAAAAAGTATTTACAAAATATTGCATGGGAAGATAAACTATCAATTGACGATAGATATCCGACTTTAAAAAAGATCAAAACAATTGGATTCGATACAATCCAATCTTCAACCCCTGCATTAGCACGTAAACACTTAACTGAAGCTCTTAAAATTGTACTTTCAGAAAAACCAACAGGTGATCTTCTTAAAAAACTAGTTGATTATTTGAAGAAATGTAAGAAAGAATTTCAATTAGCAGATGTTGATCAAATTTCATTTAACAAGAGAACTAATAATATCGAAAAGTATATTGTAGATGATACAATTGAATTTCAAATTGGATCTAAATGTCCTCCTAACGTAAAGGCTGCAGGCTTCTACAATTATCTTATGAATACTAATTCAAAGTATAAAAACAAATATAAGATGATTGGTAATGGTGAAAAGTTAAAATTATATCATTGTAAACATGCTATTTCAGATATGTTTGCTTATATGCCAGGTGATCACCCGTACGAAATTGCACCAGAAATTGATTATGAAATTCAATTTGAAAAAAGCGTCATTGACCCATTGAATCGAGTGTTAACATCAGTTGGTCTACAAACTTTAAATAGAAATTTAATTTATTCAACCTCACTATTTTAATTATGAAAGTAACAATTGAAACACTTAGAGAATTGGTAAAAAAGTATCCAAATAATTTGGAACTTGGTGATGCAATTAGAAAAATGGTTTGGTCTTTTGAAAAAGACCAAGAAAAACCAAATAAGAATCAAGTAACTATATTTGATGTAATTAGAGAAGAAGATGGCAAAAATTGATCCAAAACAAAGCGACAAGTTGTATACTGAAGAACAGTTACAACAAATTAAAGAGTATGCAAAGATTCATGCTCGTTTACGTGTTCTAAAGTCACAAATGGCAGAGATACAGGATGAAACTGAAGATTTGATTGAAACTTTAGACAAAATGAGACTAAAAGAAAATAAAGAAAATACAAATGGCGAAAAATAAATTTACATTTGAAGATTTAAATGCTGAATTAGCAAGTTTAAATCCTCTAGGTTCCGTTATGAACCAATCTAATTTCAGTGAAGTTACCGAATGGATTAACACAGGTAATTATCACTTAAACGCATGCGTTAGTGGGTCTCTTTTTGGAGGTTGGCCAAATAACCGTTCATGTTCAATTGCAGGTCCATCTGGAACAGGTAAAACATTCTTGATGCTAAACTCTGTTCGCGAAGCAATCAACATGGGTTACAATGTAATCTATTATGATTCAGAAGCGGCAGTAGATAAAGAGCAAATGGAAAAGTTTGGTATTGATACTTCTATGGTAAACTATCAACCTATCAACACGGTTCAAGATTTTCGTACATCTGTTACCACTATCACACAAAAGATGCAGGATATTAAACGTAAAGGTGGAGAAGTTCCCAAAGTAATGATAGTACTCGATTCAGCTGGTAACTTAGCAACAGCAAAGGAAATCGAAGATGCTGCAACAGGTTCAGATAAGGCAGATATGACTCGATCTAAAGTTCTTAAGTCGATCTTTAGAATTATTATGACTCCTCTAGCTGACCTTAAAATTCCTTTCTTATTCACCAATCACACATACCAAACACAAGACTTTATTTCTCGTCAAATTGCAGGTGGTGGAACAGGTCCACAATACGCAGCCTCAATTGTTCTTATGTTAAATAAAGCGCAACTAAAGGACGGAGCAGAAAAGGTTGGTATTGTAGTTAATGCTAAACCAGATAAGAATCGTTTTGCAAAACCACATCCAATTAAATTTCACTTACACTTTTCAGAAGGTATGAATCCTTACGTTGGTCTTGAACAATATGTTGCATGGGATGTATGTGGCGTAGCTAAAGGAGTTATTGAAAAAGGTGAAAAAATTCCTAAAGCAACTGCACGCACCTGGATTTGTAAACACCTTGATGAAACTGTAACAAATAAAGAATTCTTTACAAGTAAAGTTTTCACAGAAGAAGTTCTACAGCAAATTAATGAGCACATTAAACCAATCTTTAACTATAATACTGAAATCGACGCAGTAGATATTGAAGATATGTTAAATGAAACACTAGAAGCTTAATGAAAGTTAATGTACATAAAATATCAGAGGATAAGCTTCCAATTAAGTATATCTTAGGAATTCATGAATCATTAGAATCATTTCCAGATGCATTTGATATATTGTACATTTTTATCAATGAAGCAGTAAAGCGACCTGATAGACAAAAAGATACCTTTAGCAAACATGCTTTAATGCGATATTTTTCAAAGGGTAACCATGAGAATGCAGAAGAGGGTCTTAAACGAGCAATACAATTGGGTTTAATTGAACAAACAAAAGATGAACCCGGAAAAGAAACCTACAAAATAAAAATAAATCCATATTTATGATAGCAGTATTTGATGATTTCATTCAAGATGAAACACTATTAAACGATATCGCAGCTGAAGGCGATGATTTCTTTTATCCAACTGGTAAATATACCTATTGGAAGGGTTGGTGGGCTAAACCAGCTTCAAACGTAAAGCAAAGATTGACACAATATATCTGGGGTACTAAATTTCCTTTATCGAATGTAAATATTACAGCAGATGGATTTGAATATTGGACAGGTATTCAATCTGCTGAAATGACAGGTCGTAGAAACTATCTTGAATTACACTTAGACGATGACGTAGTATATCGTCAACAGACGGGTAATAGAATGTTTCCAGTTCTAGGATGTGTATACTATCCTCCCGGATTTGAATTTGAGGGTGGCGATTTGGCAATTTATACAGATGGCGAAGGAAAGACACCTGAGTTAATTAAAACCCGTCCAAATAGACTTGTAATCTTTAATCCAGGTGAAGTTGTTCACGGAGTTCAAGAGGTTACTAAGGGAACTAGAGGTGCAATTGCAATTAACGTCTGGGCAGAAGAGCCATGGTCAGTTGGTGCAGGTCACATTACACTAGAATAATATCATTTGAAACAATATCAACAAACGCTCTATAATAGGGTATATACTACAACTACATGAAATTCGGACCAGAGTTTGAAAAAATATTCTTTAAGTTATCTTTAGGTAAACCAAAATACTTAGAGACAATTAAGAAGGGCTTTTATACCCTTGATGATATTGACACATTACACTTCTTAGCTAATAAGTTTTACCAAAAGTTTCATGAGACACCTTCTGCTGAGCAGATGAAAGCTCTCATTCAAAACCCAAAGATAAAAGGCAAAGTTGATGAAGATATCGTAGACATGATCTATGCGGTTGATCTTCGAGAATATGATGAAGAATGGTTAACACAAACTACTGAATCTTGGATCAAGTGGAGAAACTTTGATTCATCTTTAATGGACATCATTGAATATGTTAAAACAACTGAAGTTACTCCAGATACCGCAGACGATATTATTTCTAAAGCAAAGGCATTAATCAATGATAGAAATTCAATTATCTTTAATTCAGATATTGGTCTTGATTTCTTTAACGCAGAAGATCACTATAATGAAAAACGAGCTAAAGTTAGCACAGGATATGGATTCTTAGATCGAGTTCTTGACGGCGGTTATGATAAAGATGGTTCATTAGTTGTTTATGTAGGCGAGCAAAACATTGGTAAGTCTATTTTTCTTGCAAATGACGCAGCTAATTTTGTTAAGATGGGAGTTAATACTGCATTTGTAACTGCTGAAATGGCAGCTCATAAGATTATGAAACGTATCGGCGCTAACTTGCTTACAATTTCAATGAATGAGTATGAAGAAAAAGCTAAGAATAAAGATTTAATGAAGCGTAAGCTTGAAAATGTAGGAGATGGCTTTACTCCACCAGGATCTTTATTTGTAAAGCAATTTCCAACATCACAGGCAACTGTGACAGATATCGAAGCCCACTTAAAACAAATTGAAGAAGAGAAGCGAATTAAACTTGGTGCAATCGTAATTGACTACATTAATATTCTAGCAAACTATCGTAATCCAAATTCTGAAAATATGTATCTTAAGATCAAGCAAATTGCAGAAGATCTAAGAGCAATGGGAGTACGTAATGGTTGGCTAATTGTTACAGCAACGCAGATTAACCGTAATAATTATAACTCGAGCGATATTGGTATGGGTGATGTTGCAGAATCTGCTGGTCTTTCACATACTGCAGATATGATGTTAGGTATCATTCAAGATGACTTAATGCGTGCCAGCTATGAGTATTGGTTAAAGATCTTAAAGATTCGTGACGGAGAAGGAAAGGGCACCAAGTGCAAACTACAAATTAACTATAATTACATGAGACTCACTGAGACAGACGAAGTGACAAACTCAAATATACACAGTTTATAATGAGAACTAAAAGAGATAAAATTTTCGATAATACATTCGAAGAAACAGAATTCGAATATGATCCATCTTTAACATTTGAAGTTGCACCGTCTTATTTAGATTCTCGAAGTGAAGAAGATAAAATTGAAGCGGGCTTGATCGCAGATCAAATTCATGAACTAATTATTAAATCGAGATTTAAAGTTTTTAATGAAATCGATGAATTTCAACAAACTATTAAACTAAAGAAACTTGATATCAATGAGGTATATGAATATGTTTCTGATGAAATGAAAACAAAGCATTCACTAGTTGATGTGTTCTCAGAACTTAGCGATTACTTTAACATCAATCCTACGCGTTTTTATCAATCACTAGGAAATAAATTTAAAGAAGAATTAATCGAAGAACTTGACGAAAGAACAAACATACTGAAAAGAAAGAACATCAACAGATTATTCTAATTAGTTATGATTGATAGTACAATCTTAAACAAACCCGTAAAAAGGATTTGGATCTTAGGAGACATGCACCTTGGAGTACGTTCAAACTCCATGGAATGGTTAGATATCCAAAAAGATTTCTATGAAAACTTGTTTATTCCAACTCTTCAAAAAAATGTAAGAGAAGGTGATATTCTAGTACAAGTAGGTGATGCATTTGATAATCGCCAAAGTATTAATCTAAAGGTACTTAATTACGCAGTTGATCTTTTTGAAAGATTAGGTGAAATTCTACCAACCCATGTCATTTGCGGTAATCATGATATTTGGGCAAAAAAATCAAATGATGTAACCTCAATCGATTCTCTTAAGTGGATTCCAAATGTTGCAATCTATAAAGATCCTGAATTATTTAATTGGGGTGGAAAAAAGGTTTTATTAATGCCATGGAGAAGAGACGCTGCACATGAAGCAGAAACTCTTGCAGAATATCCAACCGCCAATATTGTCTTTTGTCATTCTGAAGTTAAAGGTATCAAATTAAACTCTAAAGTAACAAATGATCATGGCTCAGATTCCCAGTCATTTGACAGATATGATGCAGTGTATTCTGGTCATATTCATTATAGACAAAAGAAAGGAAAGTTGAGAATGGTTGGTACTCCATATCAATTGACTAGATCAGATGCCAACAACGCTAAAGGGTTTGATCTGGTTAATTTAGAAGACATGTCAGAGACTTTCTTTGAAAATAATATATCTCCAAAGTTTATTAAGACATATCTCACGGGTCTTTATAATGTACCTCTAGGTGAATTCAAAGAAGAAATTCGTAATAACTTCGTAGATCTATATGTTCCTTCAAATATTGCAGCTTCTAACGCGCTATCGAAATTAATTAATAAGATTCAAGAAATTGGTCGTAAAATCGAACCAAATATCTATGAGCAAGATACATTCATCGACAAAGATATGTATGACATGGATGAAATTGAAGATTTATATAAGAACTATAATATTCTTCATCTATGTAATATGTATATTGATGGTCTAGGTCATGATGATGAAACAAAAGCACAGATTAAAGATAAAATAAAGAAACTGCACGATCTCTGTGCTTATAATTACGATAGCGATCAATGAAAATTCAATCAATAGAATTTAAGAACTTTGCAAGTTACGGAAATTCAATTCAAAGATTAGAGTTTGAGGACGATAAATCAGAATTGTTTTTAACACTTGGTAAAAATGGTCACGGTAAAACTACCATTGCAAACGCAATTGTTTATGCGTTATACGGTAAAGTTGAAGGTGTTAAGTTAAGTGATTTACCTAATAGAATTAATAAAGATCTTTGGGTTAAGATTAACCTTCAGTGTAAAAATACAGAGGTTGAAATCGAACGAGGTCTTTCTCCTAATATATTTGAAGTACGCTTAAATGGAATCGAATTTGATAAGGCAGGTAAGCGCTCAGTTCAAGAATATTTAGAGGAAGAAATCTTTGGTATACCATATCATGTATTTAAAAATATCATTATTCTTTCAGTGAATGATTTTAAGTCATTTTTAACAATGACAAATCATGATAAAAAACAAATCATAGATAGAATGTTTGGATTTTCTATCTTAAATGATATGCAGCGTGCAATTAAAGAGGATCGTAAAAATCTAAAGACAGATCTTGATAGTTATGAGCGTGAACTAAAGCAAATTAACGAAAATATTACTTCGGTTAATATGAAGTTAAATCAGTTAATGGCTGAATCTAATGAAAAAGACAAGCAAAAGATTCAAGAGCTTAAAGATTCATTGATTAAATACAATGATAACAAGAAAAAACTTGAAGAAGCTCAAATTAAAATAACAGAATCATTAGGAACTGTTAACGAGGAATTAGCTGAAAAGCAAACAGAAAAGTCTTCACTTGAGTTTGAATTACAATCTTTAAAAAGAAAATTAAAGTTGTATGAAAGCAACGCATGTCCAACTTGTGAAAGTCCATTAACGACTGATTTTCACCAAGATCGTAAAGTTGAAATTCAATCTAAGCACGATAATTTGCCAACTCAAATTGAAGAATCTGAGATATCAGTAAATGGTATTAAAGATAAGTTAGCAGAACTAAGACAGAAAGATAGAGCAGTTAGAGATAAAGTGAGTTCTATTTCTGTTAATATTAATAATCTTAAAAGAGAATTACTTAAAATTCAAGATTCTGTAGGTAATGAAAAAAGCTTTATACACCTTAAACAGATTATTAGCGAATTTGAAGAGCAAGAAGTCGATAAGGTTAGTTCAAAAGAAGTTACCAATTCAGAATATTATTTCTTAGAAAAGCTAGAAGACATTTTAGGTGACGATGGTGTTAAAAACTTGGCTATCAAAACTATTCTACCGGGTTTAAATACTAACATCGCTGCCATGGCCCAAACCATGCACCTTTCTTTCCATATTCGTTTTGATGATAAGTTTAATTGTATTATTAATCACTTAGGTGAAGAAATTAATCCATTAACTCTTTCAACAGGTGAACGTAAAAAAGCAGATTTTATTATCATTATTGCAATTATTAAAATTCTTAAGTTAAGATTTCCACAATTAAACCTACTATTCCTAGACGAATTGTTAAGTTCAGTTGATGCTGATGGAGTTCATAACATTCTTAAAATTTTAAGTAATGTTATTAAAGAAAGTAAGATTAATACATTCGTTATTAACCATACTGTTCTTCCACATGAATTATTTGATAAAAAGATTCAAATCTATAAAGAAAATGGCTTTTCTAAATTTGAGATCGAGTCAATCGATTAATAATGATATATACTCTATATGGCAAGTTATAATTTAAAATACAATTCAGACGATAGTATCATACGTCATGCAATTATTGGGTTATTAGCTGATTTAAATAACAAGATTTTCTTTTATCGTCAGTTAGATAATAACACAAGAGTAACGGTTGATGTACCATTCTATTATGCAATTTCAGGTGATGATCAGTTTTTAAGAGATAATTTCTTATTTTCAACTCCATCAGGTCCTGATTGTTTTCCAGATGCTGGATTCGCGGATGGCAACTACGATCAAATTCCAAGAGGAGTCGTTAATTTAACTGGGATGTCAATCGATTCAGGAAAATTAGTTAATAAAAGAAACATGGGTTCTTATACTAAGATGAATCAAGAAGGAGCAATGGAAGGTTACGTTGCTGAATTTGAAATGGTTCCAATTACTTTATCGGTTGATGTCGAGATTCTTGTTAGTTCAACACTAGATGCCTTTAAACTAACTGAAGCGATTATTAAAAAATTATATAAGTCAAACTATTATAATGTAGAAGTAGGTCATTTAAATGAAGGAACATATCGTTTAACTTCATACTATTCAGTACCTGATGACTATGAAATTCAAAGACCAATTGATTTTTCTTTTGAAAAGAAAGAAGAGTATAAGATTTCAGTTCCAATCGAAATTAATACGTTTATTCCAGCATTTGAATGGGATACTGAATTACACGTTGGAAATAGGATGTTTGAGATCAGATCAACTTCTGTCACAAAGGCTGATTTAAACGAACCTACTCAAAATCTAAATAGAGCACAGGACACTCAAATGATCACAGGAGATGGAGTTACGGCAGGTTTTGTAAATACAAACTATGTGTCAGATTCTACATTTAATGCAAGTGCAATACAACTACCGTCACAGCAACCTATTACTAGAAATGTAATCGATTTAGATGCTAATATAGTTTCTCAACCAACTGTAATTAATGCAGGTTCACTTGGACAAGAAGCAATTATCATTGCAACAAACGGAGACGTAACAATAGATACAACAAACTTCGCTGGATCTCCATCAATTACTATTTTATCAGGCGGTACAATGTCTATTAAATATTTTAATGGATTATGGTATCCTATTGGTTCAGTCAACACTAATATAATTTACTAAATTATTTAGATATATACAAAAAGAAAAAAATTAAACATTATGAAGACTAATATTTTAGCACCTTTCGTTAAGACTGAAGATTCTGTAAAATTCTACGTTAATGGTAGAGTTTTTGAGATGAAAAATAATGAGCTTAACGAAACAGAAACTATAGATTCAACATTAAAGTCTGCGATTGCAGCTTTTGAATCTTTTGACTTTTCAAATGATAGCATTAAGTGGTTCCATGGTCCATACAAGTTTTCTTACGTTATGAATGAAAGCACATTTATGTCTAATACTTCATTAATCGAGGGAAATACATTCTCAAAGCACGTTCTTTCAGCTGGTATGGTAAGATATGAGCATAAGCATAAAGCTGAATTATTTGAATCACTACCAACTTTATTAGAGAACTTTATCATTTTAGATTTTGCAGCTACTTTTGAAGGAAACAATAACATTGTTAACGTTTTCAAATTAAACGAAGAAGTATATGTTGCAAGATTTAACACACAGAATAGAATCTCTAAATTCTTTAAAGCAAGCAATGCAAATGCAGCAGCAGAATTTGTAACAGAACAAACTGGAGAAAGTGCAGTTACTTTCTTAAGAGATTTAGTTGATGGTGAAGCAGCTCAATTAGCAGAGCAAGAAGCAACTATCGCATCTTATAATGATATGATTGCTTTCTTAAAGGACCAAAGAGGTTTATTAGCCGAAGCTGACAAATCAATTGAAGAGATCAAGGCAGCTGATACGTTAATCAGTGAAGAGATCAAAGTTTGGGAGCAAAAGATTGCTACTATTTTAGCATAACACCAAACTACACACAAATTCAACTAAGAGATGAGGGTTAATTCCCTCATTTCTTGTTTTTAAACCTTTTTTACTTTTTAAGTATAATCTATATTAAATTAAAATTAACCAAGTGGCTAGAAAAAAGAATTACTTAAATAATAGAGATCTTTATGACGAAATGAAGCTTTCAAAAGAACAAGATAAGCTAACTCCGAATGCGGAGAAGATGCTTATTCTTCTTGCTGAAAGAACTATCAATCGCATGAAATATGTTAGCGAAGACGATAGAATGGATTGCCTCCAATTCGCTATTTTAGATCTACTTAAATACTGGAGAAACTTTAATCCAGATTATCCAAACGCGTTTGCATATTTTACAGAAATTGCTAAACGAGGATATGCTAAAGGTTGGAATAAGATTCATCCACAGAAATATAAAGGAACTATTTCAATTGATGGTTCTAACGATTATAGTGGAGAACAGACTGGAATTTATACCATCTAAATGTCAATTAAAAACGTCAAACCTACTAAAAACTCAGGGTTTAATCAAGGATATTTTACCCCACAATTCCCACAAAAATATGTTGGACCAACTCCGATCATATATAGATCTTCATGGGAACGTAAGTTTATGATATGGTGCGATGTTAATGATAAAGTAACGCATTGGTCAAGTGAACCTGTAGAAATTAAATATTGGTCAAGACAGGATAATAAACCACATAAATACTATCCAGATTTTTATTTTAAACAGATTCAGCAAGATGACACAGTTAAAGAATATCTAGTTGAAATCAAACCCAAAGCACAGATTCAAAAACCACAACCACCCAAGCAAAATTCAAGAAAAGCATTAGAATCCTATAAATTTCTAGCCGAACAGTATGTTAAAAATATGGATAAATATAATGCAGCTAAAAGCTATTGCGAAGGTAGGGGTTGGAATTTTATAGTACTAACCGAAGATACGATGTTAAATGGGTTACGTTAAAAATAGAATCAAAGAACTTAGTAAAGAATCTGGTAGTATAAATGCTGCCAAGAAAACGGCTGAGAAATGGTTTGAAGATAGCGTAAAAAGTAGAAAATTAACAGAGGCCGAATATACTAGAGCACGTTTTGAACCAGGTAAAATTTACGTATTTGAGTACACACCAATTACAGAAAACTTACCATGGTTTGATAAAAATCCAGTTGTTCTTGCAATTGAACAAGTAGATGGAAATGATTTAGGTATTAATTTAAATCTTCTACCCGTTGAATTTAAAGAACAATTGTTAGATGATTTATATAATAGATTAGAACGTCAGATTAATAGAGCTAGTTCTGGTAAAAGAGGATTAGATGCAGAAGGTCAAAAGCCTTTAAGAATTACATATGATGGTATGAAAGCATACTTAAAGAGATTTGGTTTTGATTTTGCAATTAGACAATATATTCCTAATCGTAAAAACAATCAAGCGGTTATTACATATAATAGATGGCCAGATATCGCACTATGTGACTTTATTGATTTAGAAGGAACAACAGTGCAACAAATTAGAGCAATGTTTTCTAATCGATAAAAAAAGAATATATAACTAAAATATAATATAAGAATATAATGGCAGGATTCGTAGATAGAAACGGACCATTCAGTTACAATAAGAAACCTTTTACCCTGAGAGATCAGCTTAAAAAGTTATCTTCGTTTGGTATGTATTATGACGATTTAGTCTTAAGACAATCACAGGCGATTGGTCCTATTGAAGACGCGATTGGATATGGTCAGATAAACCCACTTGGTTTAGATAATGATGATATGTATGGTGCATTTGCTGCACTATCGATGTCAGATACAAATATGCGAAAGAATATCCCATTCTTTGATCAGAATTACGCTGCTAAAAGAGATGAACTTCGAGCATTTTCAACATATGATGAAATCGAAGATATCTTAGATATTCTTTGTGACGAATCAATCGTATACGATAATAAAAACTTTTTTGCAAATCCAGAAATTATCGGAATGGATGTTAGTGATGAAGTTCAAAAATATTTAAATAAGTCTTATAGAGACATTTATCAGTATTTTGGATTTACACAAGATCAATCTGCATGGTATTACTTTAGAAAATTCTTAATTGATGGTTATTTAGCATTTGAAATTATTTATAGTCCTGATCAAACAGAGATTATTGGTTTCAAGGAAATCGATCCAATTACACTTGTTCCAGGATATAATAAAACAGATAAGAAAAAAGTTTGGACACAATTTAAGGATAATCCAACTAAAGAGAGAACATTATATGACTCTCAGATCATTTATATTTCTTATTCATCTATTACTACAGCATCTAGGGTAAGTTACCTAGAGCGTCTTGTAAGAGCTTTCAACCTATTAAGAATTATGGAACACACCAGAATTATCTGGGCGGTTACCAACTCTTCTTACAGAATGAAATTTATCATCCCAGTTGGTGGTAAATCTAAGACCAGAGCAAAACAATCTCTTGCTCAATTAATGAGTAACTATAAAGAAGTTGTAGACTTTGATTGGGATTCAGCAAGCATGACAACCAATGGTCGTCCAATGCTGCAATTTAATAAAGAGTATTGGTTACCTTCTAAGGATGGTGAACAACCAGAAATTGAAACTTTAGGCGGTGAAGGTCCAGAATTAAATGATACTGAAGCTCTTAAGTATTTTTCTGATAAATTGAAAATGGTATCTAAGATTCCATTCAATAGATTCATGTACGAAGATGGTGGAGGCGAATTTAATCTTGCAGCCGATGGTATGATTAGAGATGAAATTAAATTTTCTAAATTCATCAACCGTTTACGCTCAGTTTTCCAAGAGGTATTGGTTAAGCCACTTTATATTCAAATGTGTCTTAAGTATCCTGAATTTTCAGACGATCCAGGATTTAAAACTCAAATCTCATTACAATTTATTGAAGAGAACATGTTCTCTGAATTAAAGCACATGGAAATCATGGAACGTAGAATCGATTTCGTTAGTCAATTAAAAGATTCATTAGTTAAAACAGATCCTGTGACAATGGAAGAAGAATCATACTTTGATATGGATTTCTTAGTAGATCGATACTTAAAATTATCTCCAGACGATAAAGCAGCCAATGAAGCATATAAAGCAAGAAGAACTGCAAAAGATGCTGAAGAACCTGAAGTTGATCCAATGGACATGGGAGGCTTTTAAAAAATTAGATATATAATTATATGAAACACGTAAAATTATTTGAAGAATTCTTAAGTGAAGAAGCAATGAAAGTGACTCCAGAATCTGACGTTATTGTAGACGATTACATAACAGATAACGCTGAAGAAATCAAAAGTAGCGAGATTATCGGTGCTATTGTAAGCTCAGAATCAGAAAAGGAGTTTCAAGATTATTTTTATAATACATATGGTCAAGGAGCTTTCACAACAAACGATATTCAAACTTTGATTAAGTACTATAATGATTATCTAGAAGAAGTAACTGCTAAAGAAACAGAGGAAGAAGAAGCTGCTAAAAAAGAAACTGAAGCGGGTTCTGAAGAAGATCCATTGGCAGGGATATAATAATATTTTTTAAAAATCACACTTTTTACAAAAGATATATAGTACAAATATAATAAAATAATAAATATGAGCAATAAAGACCTATTAATCTTAGAGAGATCTTCGTCTGAATTAGAATTTAAAAGCGAAGCAGGTGTTTATATTCTTGAAGGTATCTTCGGCGAGTTAGATAAAAAGAATCGTAACAACCGTATTTATACTGCAGAAGAATATTTACCACAAATCGAGGCTCTTCAAGATAAAATTAAGGCATCTAAGCTTTTAGGTGAATTAGATCACCCACAAAACTTTGACGTTTCTTTAAAGAATGTTTCTCACATTATTGAAGAAATCACATATGATGCTGAAAACAAACAAATCAAAGGTCGTATCCGTTTATTAGATACTGATGCAGGCCGTCAAGCTAAAGCATTAGTTGATGCTGGAGTTCCACTTCAAATTTCATCAAGAGCTGCGGGTGCAGTTGAATCTAATGGTCAAGTAAAAATTAAACAATTATTTACTTATGACTTAGTCGCTGATCCAGGATTTGAAAACGCTGAATTAAAGCGCGTAAACGAATCTTATGGATTTGAAAACGATTCAGATATTCAAATTTACGAAATCAGTGGTCCAGCTAACTTAACAGAAAACACAACAATTGAAAATAAAGAACCAGAAAAAATGGCAGAATCTAAATTTATCACTGTTGAAGATTTTAACAAATATTCTCAATATCTTTCTGAAGAAATTAAGGGCATTAAACAATCTTTAACTGAAGCTAATGAAAGCGGTAATGAAACCGAATTAGCAAACTTAAAGGAGTATGCAACTTATTTGGCTGAAAAATTAGATCAGTCAATTCAATACTCTGAGCATGTTGCTGAGAAAGCTGACCAATCTATTCAATACGCTGAAACTTTAGCTGAGAAATTAGATCAGTCAATCCAATACTCTGAGCACATTGCTGAAGGTTTTACACAAATTAAAGAATATACTAATTACTTAGCAGAATCTTATAACGAAGGTGCAACTACACATGCTAATTTATTAGAATACATCGAATACTTAAAAGAGAACTTAGAAAAAGTTACTGAATATGCAGAATACGTTGCTGAAACAGTTAACTCTAACTTATTAGTTGAAGACACTGCTGAAGAGATCGAAGATCAAGAAGTTGCATTAGGCGAGCCAGAAAAAGTAGAAGATGAAGGCGAATTAACTGAAGCTGAAGAAGCTGGAATTCCTGCTGAAGAATTAGAGGATGAAACTAAAGAAGTTGATTCAGACGTTGAAGAACCAGTAAACGTTGAAAAAGATCTTGAATTAGAAGGTGAAGGCGACGCTGAAGGCGAAGAAATTACTGAAGCAGAAGAAACTGAAGCAGAAGAAACTGAAGCAGAAGCAGCAGCAGAAGAGGCTGAAGCAGAAGAAGCAACAGAAGAGGCAGAGGAAGCAGCAGAAGAGGCTGAAGAAGCAGCAGAAGAGGCTGAAGAAGCAGCAGAAGAATCTAAAGAAGATACAATGGAATCTTATAAAAATTCAATCACTGAAAAACTTTCTGCTCTTATTAATAAAGCACAAGAAAAAAAGACAAATGATCCACACTTCTTTAAGTTTGTATCTGAGTCAACAAGAAACTCTTATAACGAATTATCAATTGAAGAAAGAACTAAAGTATTAACTGCAGTTGAAGGTCGTGGTTTCTTAACTGAAGGTCAAATCATCACATTATGGAATTCAGCATTAATTACTGATGCTCCAACTAATGAGCCTAATGTTACAAAGATGATGCCTATCGAATATAAAGAAAGATGGAATACTCTTTCTGAATCTAAGAAAGCACAAATCTTAGCTCAATCTAAATACCACAAATTAGAAACTGAATATCAAGTTGCTAATTTCTGGCAGACAAGAGATCTAAGAGAAGTTGCACCAGTAATGGAAAAAGTTGCAATGATCAAAGAATCTAAAGAAGAGTCAAAAACTTTAGGTTATGATACAACTTCTATTGCTGCTGAACTTGCTAAGAGATTCAAAAAGTAATCAAGATAAATATTAAAACAAAATAGGAGGTTTATTCTAAGTATTAGACCTCCTATTTAATTTACTATAAAAAATTAAAAAAATAAAAAAATCATTTTTTTACTCTTTTAATCAGGATATATAGTAATATAAAATTAATCGATTATTAGTTAAGAAGCAAAAGACTAAAAGACAATCGAGAAAACAACAAATAAAACCATTAAAAAAAAATATAAAATTAAAATGGCAAATTTAATCAATGAGGCTGAAGTAAGATCTACATGGGCTCCAATCATCGAATCTGCAACAGGAATCAATGATGCTGAGAAATTAGCATGGATGTCTACTTACTGCCACAACCACAAACTTTATGAAGACGCGAACATCATGTCTTTAGATCCAACAATGAACCTTCACGGTATGGGTGCAGTTGCATTCCCATCTGCAATCGGTGCAGCTGACGGATCAGGTGACAAAGCTCCAACTTTATTACCATTAGCAATGCAAGTTGCTGCTCAAACTGTAGGTTTAGATTTAGTACCTGTAGTTCCTATGGCTGGTCCAATGGGCTTATTATCTTACTTAGACTTCGTATACGAAGGCGGTAGATTAGATAACGCAGTTACTCCTACTTACGTTAAGACAGCTGACGCTGCTGCAGGTAACGACGTTTTAGTTGGTACTTCTAGAATCGACGGCAAAAACATCATCAAAATCGTTGACGCTTTAGGTGTTGGTGAATCTTCAATCGCTGATAGATACACATCTCCTGAGTTAGTTAAGGCTTTAGAAGATCACGTTAAAGGTTTCTCTGCTTCTAACGAAGCTGGTGCTCCTTTCTCTAGAGAAGCTGGTGAAAGAACTGCTGACAAAGTTATGGGTCTTTCTTTATTCTCTAAATCAGTTGCTGCTGAAACTTTCCAAGTTGCTGCTGCAGTTACAAGAGAGCAAGTACAAGATCTTAAGCAATTCGGTGTTGACGCTGTAGCTCAAGTTGAGGCAGTTTTAACTAACGAATTAACTCAATCAATCAACCAACACATCTTAGGTTCTGTAAGAGCTTTAGGTGCTGCTAACGTTGCTGCTACTTTCGGTGCAGCTACAGATTTCGATATCGCTTTACCTACAGCAGCTGCTTTAGGTGGTGGTGAAACTGTTGCATCTGCACACAGAGCTATCTTAACTCAAGTATTAGCTGCTGCTAACTTGATCGCTAACAGAGGTAGAAGAGGTGCTGGTAACTTCGCAGTTGTTGGTCCACAAGTTGCTACTGTATTACAGTCAATCGCTGGTTTCGTAGCTAACCCAATGTCTAACACTTTCTCACAAGCTGCAGGCGCAATCTATCCATTAGGTTCTGTTGCTGGTATCAATGTTTACACTGATCCAACAATGGCATGGGGTGATTACACTGTATCTGTAGGTAGAAAAGGTGACGGTAATGGTCCTGGTTTAGTATTCATGCCTTACTTAATGGCTGAATCAGTACAGACAATCGCTGAAGGAACTATGGCTCCTAAAGTTGCTGTTAAGTCTAGATTCGCATTAGTTGAAGCAGGTTTCCACCCAGAAACTCAATACGTTCAGTTCTCTATCACAGGTGCTTGGACTAACTTAATCAACTTAGCATAATCTTAATTAGATTATCTTAGATAATTAGAAAGGGAGACAGAAATGTCTCCCTTTTTTATGAATATATA